CGCACGTAGTTTCGTTCATCCACCCTTGCTGTACCTGCTGGCCCAGCAAGCCGATCGCCGTGCTGGTCGCTTCGTCGGCCTGCGGATACTGGCGCTTGAACTCGCGGCGCGGCACGTCGCGGATGATGGCGCAACGCTTCTGATCCGATCCGTCCGCCTCGGTGCTGGCCGGATCCATGAACACTTTCAGGGCATCGCGGATGCGCTGGTAGCGGATCACCTGGTCGAACGACGTGGGCGACTCGTACTCGGTGATCAGGCGCCAGAAGCCGAAGCCGATCGCCGCCGCGCTGTTCACGGCGGTGTCATAGGCGATATCGGCGTTGCTGGTGTATTCGATGTGGCGGATGACGCCCTGATTGATTTCCGACCGCTTGATATCGGCGCCGCCATCCACCGGGTGCGTCTTGATGCCCGGCTTGTTCTGGCGCTGGTCGTTGGTGACCTGGTGCAGGAAAGTGGGCAGGCGGTTGAACGTCAGGCACGGACGGCCTTCAAGCTGGCGCTGGCGCCGAATATCTTCCGGCCATTGTTCGCCCACCAGGAACTGCAGATCGGCCACGGCGGGCGCGCGGTTGTGCGCGTCGGCCCGGATCGCTTCGTCGCAGTAGTCCCTGATTTCTTTCAGCAGGGCGTCATCGGTCATCTTGTTGTTTTCGTCGCTCATTGTCCAGCCCATTTAGCCGCTGCCCTTGCAGGCATGCGCACCAGAATTGTTTTTGGGGAAAGCTGGAGAACGACAAAGCCGTGGCGGCGCTGATACCAGTCCGATAGCTGCTCGGTGGTCAATCCGCCATCCTGGCCGTATGTCTCGGGCATGAGCAACAGAAGTTTGCCGGCCTGGTCGGCTTGTTCGCAAACTTCTTGCATCAAGGAATTGGCGTGATTCTGCCCCCTTTCGTTGACTGCTGTCAACAACTCTGTTATCTCCAGGGCATTACCGCGCATGTTCGGCGGCACCAGCGCGCTGTATGACAGGTGCAAGCTGGCCGGCCCCAGCGTGATTGTTCCCGGCTTTAACTCATCCATCCGTTACCCCCATATCCATTGGTTTCGTCTTCTTCAACTTCTTTCTTCGGCGCCTTGACCAGCGCCGGGAACAATTCAGCCAGCGCCCAAATGTGCGCGTCTGCCCTGTTCGGTGATCGTGGGCCGGTGTAGCCGACACTGGAGAAAGCGCACATTTCGTCTTCCAACTTGGCGAAGATGCCGACGTGGCGCACCTTGCCATTCGTGTAAAGAACGCTGAACGGTTCGGCGCGCTGCACCTTGCCCCTGCTGGCGGTGACCATCTTGAAATTGATCTTGCAGCCGGCCTTCACTGCGGCGGCCTGCACCACGAACTTGACCATGCCGCCGCCGAAGTTGGTTTCGGCCACGATCGCATCGGCCTTGTGGCGCATGTAGGCAGCCACGGCGACCGCGCCCCACGTCGATGGCCCGCCCTTCACGGTCAGGTCTTCCAGCAGGTAGGCGTTGCCGTCCACGCCCAGGCCGCCCACCGTGATGCCGATTTCGTCGTTGTCGGTGTTCTCGCCGTCGTCGCCGGCGCCCGATGGATCGACCGACACCACCACGCGCACCAGGTCAGGCACCACGCCATCGGTCACGCGCCATTTGTCCATGTCGGCTTCGTCAAACAGGGCGTTTGGCGTGGCGTCGGAGAACTCGCCATCCTTGAAACGGCGCTTCATGCGCTCGGAAAGACCGTCCAGCGCTTCCATGTATTCGGGCGACAGATTGGCGGCATTGTCCGCCGGGTTCATCTGGAAACACTGGTAATTGCCTGGGTTGCGCAACGGTTCCTTGGTTTCCGGGTCCAGCTTCTGCTTGAAGACCTTGAACGCCCAATGCATTTTGCTGGGCGGGTTGCAGTCGAACAGGAAGCGCAGTTTCAGCGGCGATTCCACCCCGTTGATGATCTGCGTGCACCGCTGCGCAAGACGCGTCAGGAGGATCTGAACACCAGCCCAGGCCACTTGGCTGGCCTCATTGATGTAGATGGTGGCGAACTCCAGGCCCAGGATCTTTTCCATCCGCTCTTTGTCGTCCAGGCCCAGGAACCACACTTGCGAACCGCCGGGCAGCCAGGCGTAGCCATCAGACATGTTGATATCCCAATCCTTGCCCTTGACCAGTTGCGGAAAGCACACGCTCATGACCTTGGGGAAGGTGTCCATCATGATCGAAGCCTTCAAGTGGTTGAAGCGCGACCGCGTGACCAGGTGCCGCGATCCCGGCGCCTTGAGCGAACGCGTGATGATGTTCCGAATGATCAGGAACGTTTTCCCCGACCGGCCACCACCGAACAGCATCAGCCATGTGGCGATGCCGGCCAGGATGGTCTGCGCCAGGCTTTGGCGCTCGGTCAGGGTAAAACCGCTCACAGGTCGGCGTCCGTGTTGCTGAACGTGATCTGGACAGGGCCGCCATTCTCGCCAGTGACCTGGAGCGGCAGCACACGGCCCAGCAGAGTCATGAACGCTTTCGGATTCGCCGTGGCCTGGGCGGTCAGGTACTTCACGCCGCCAGCCTTGCCCAGCGCTTCCAGGATCATCTGTTTCAGTTCCTTGGTGGCCTTGTTCGGCGTACCTTTCGCGCGTCCACCGACGCGGCCCCTATTTGGGGCTACTTTAGTTTGGTCTTCACTCACGATCATTCACCGATAATTTGGCTAATGTGCGGGTTTGCGACGGTGATAATTCGGTTTTTCATGCTATTTCGCTCCTACGCATGGCCTATTGCCAAGAAATGCACGCCATCCGGGCGCGGCGGTTTATATTTCCAGCCGAATATATTGCTGTTGATCAGCAAAGGCAATGTATTTCGGATGCCCAAAAGAAAACCCCGCTGGCAGCTTGCGCTGGGCGGGGTGAAAAAGTGGCTGTTGGGACACTTGAGAACCGGACGAAGTGTAAGCCGGCTGTTGTCGGGCGTCAACTTGAGTCGGTGCCACCGTGGCGGGCGATCATCCCGAACAGGATGCTGGCGGCCAGGCCGGCGATCAGGTAGGCAGCGACGTACATTGTGTTTCCCCTCTTGGTGGTGGTCAGTCTGACGAACTGCTGCTGCCGCTGTCCGAACTACTGCAGGACGATGAACTGTCGCTGCTGCTGTAGCTGGATGACGAATCGCAACTGCTTGGTGCCGGCGTATAGTCTCCCGAAGCGCCGCCGCCGTCAAATGAACCGCCGCCACCCTGGTATTGCGCTGCCGGCACATGTTCCGCGCCTTCGCTGCTGATACGCATCATGCCGGTGCCGGTGGCGATCGCGTCCATCATGGCCGACTGGCTGGCGCGCCGGGCCTGGGCTTCCATGTCGGATTCATAGCCCAGGTCCACGGTGCTGATGCGCGCGCCGACCGTGCGCGGGTCCATCATCGACGTGCCGCCGTACAGCGCTTGCATCCTGGCGTTCTGGCGCGGATCCGGCACCACCTGGCCCGAACGATCCTTCCACTGGTCGGTGCGAATGTCATACCAGACAACCGGCTGGCCGGCTTCACGGTACACGCCATCGCCGCCGAAGACGCCGACCGGCGCGGGCTTGCGGTTCTTGGCGTTCTCGTAGCGCTGTCGTTCAGCATCCGCGACGGCCTTCTGCCGCTGGGCTTCCGCCTCTCTCCAGCGCTTGCCCGACGCTTCCACTTCCGCCATCGACTTGGCGATGATCACGCTGGCGCTGGCGCTGGTGGTGATGGTGGCTTTCTCCAGAATGTCGGCCCAGTTCTTGGCCTCGGCTGCCAGGCGCTGGTGCTGGAATTCCAGGTTGGTGGCGGTGCGGCGGCGTTCATACGTGACCTGGATGCACAGGGCGATGATGCCAATGATGATGATTGCGATGATTTCCATGCTGTTTCCCCTATGGTGCCGCGCGATCGGGGCGCGGCGGCCCGATTACAGGACGATTTCCCAGTCTTCGGCCAGCGTATCGCCTGCGCTTGGCGCCCAGGTGCTTACGGTGTCGTCCGTGCCTTTCAGTGCCATGTAGGCCTTGTACGGCACCATGGCGCCATCACCGAAATGATCTTTTGCCACTCCAGTCTGCGCCGGGTAGCTGTTGGCCGGCACCATATACACGAACATGCCTTTGCCATTCCAGCCAGCGCGCGCGATCTTGGCGCCGCCTTTCAAGTGCAGCAGGGCGCCGGAAAAACACATCGCCACGCCATGGGTGGGCGCCGGCAGCGCTTCGGGCAAATCGTCTACCGGATGGTACTTGCGTTCGAAAACGTCTTTCGGGTTCACGTACTGGTAGCCGTCATCCTGGGTGACCAGGTAATCACCGGCCACCGGCGTGTAGCGGGCCAGCATGGCGTTGTTGGCGAAATAATTGGTGGTGTCATCCAGCGCCAGCATGGCGCCTTCGGTGATGGTGGACACGCCCAGGATGGCGCGCGCGGTGACCGCTACAGGGTTGGCGATGTGGGTAAAGTTCATTTTCTCTTTCGATGTGCCGCCCCAGGTCGGCGGGGCGGCTGGCCGTGCCAATCTGGCGTTTTACTGCGGTTCGAACGCCTCAATGCGCGCGTTCAGGACGGCCACGTATTGCCGCATGGCGGCCAACTGGTCGGCCAGGCGCGTCTGTTCTTCGTCGGCCAGCCGCTTGTAGGTGTCCCCACCAAGGAAGGCGGACAGCTTTTCCACCTTGTCGGCCAATTCGTCGCGCTCATCGACCACGCGCTGCTGATACGGTGGGCGCCCGCTCAGTTCAGCACCGCCGCGATGGTGGATTTCTACGCCGGCGGCGATGTACTGGCGATGCAGACTGTTGAACCGCTCCAGCAGCGCATCGCCGGCCAGCGCCTGCAATCCTTGCGACTCATTGAACAGGCGCTGTTTCAGTTCGTAGCCCATCAGCGGCCACATTTCAGCCGTCGAATTCTCGGTCGCCACCTTGATGCCGATTTCTTCGTTGTCGTTCTCAGGCGAGACAGACACCGAAGGGCGCCCCACTACGCCAAACCCGCTTAACGTCGTGATCACTGCCCAGCGCAGCACCTGGCCGCCGTGCGTAACATGCTTCACGATTTCGGTGTGCATGATGTTGGCCTGCAAAATAGCGGGCGAGAGGCGCGGCGCGGTCAGGCCTGCAGCCTGGATCATTTTTTCGGTGCTGTTGTCGTTCTCGATCATTTTCTACTTTCTTGTGTGCCGCCCGGATCGCGGGGCGGCGGCGCGTCACTTCATAACCTGGTCGGCCACGTTGCAGGCCTGGCGG